GAAAGAGTTTTTTGATACAGATAAAGATTTCCGCGTTGCCGAGTTTATGCACTTCTGTTCGCATATGCTGAAAAAAGAACCGAAAGAAGCAGGGAAAGCACCCGCGATGATTGTATTTTGTGCATTTGAGCAATTATCAATGGTGATTGATTATGCGAAGCAATACGGCTTTAATGGATATATCCCGATTGTGTTTATAAAGAACTTTTCGGCGCAGGTATTAAAGGCAAATATGAAAATCGTCGGCGCAACTGAATATGCGCTTGTGCTGTATCGTCAGAAGTTGCCGAAATTCAATAACAACGGGAATATGGTTTTTAATTGGTTTCAATGGCAGAAAGACGGAGCAACCGTTCCGAAAATACACCCGACACAAAAGCCGATAAAGACTTTAAAAACGCTTATTGAACTGTTTACGGACATCGGAGACGTTGTTATTGACCCCGTAGCGGGAAGCGGTAGCACATTGCGGGCAGCGGCAGAATTAGGACGGAACGCATACGGTTTTGAAATCAAAAAAGACTTTTGCAAGCTTGCGAACGAAAAAATGTTGAAAAATATACAGCTTGATTTTAGCGTTTATAACAAAATAGACAGACAAGCTGAACAAATTAAAATTATTTGAGGTAAAACAAAATGGAATTGAAATTCAGAAAATTGAGGGCTGACGAAATAGACGTGCGCGCGGGGCGCGTGATTGACGGTAAAAAGCAAGGTGCTTTATTATTGCTGTATAAGGACGCGCGTTGCGATATGGACTTGTTAGATGAAACCGTAGGCGCGATGAATTGGCAGAGAAAGCATAGCCGCGATAATGCTAATTGCGCCGTGGGTATTTACGATTCAGACAAGCAGGAATGGATATGGAAAGAAGATACGGGAACGGAAAGCAATGCGGAAGCCGCCAAGGGGTTGGCAAGTGATTCGTTCAAACGTGCTTGCACTAATTGGGGAATCGGGCGGGAACTCTATACGGCGAAAAATATTTTCGTACCGTGTGAGCTAAAAGACGGGAAATTGCCGAAGTTTTTATCGTGGAGCGTAAAAGAAATAGGATATAATGAGCGCGGAGAGATTGAAACGCTTGTTATTTGCGATAATAACGGAAAAATCGTATACAGCAAAAACGCCGCAAAAAACACGCCTGATTTGCACAAGTCGGAAGAAGTCGATAAACAGACCGACAACGAGAAAGAAACGAAGCAGGACGAAAATAGCGAAAGCAAGGAAGATTTTCGAAGTGTTTTTGAAGAAGAGCAGAACGAAGATTTGACGAACGCAGAAAACGTTGAAATTGTGTACAAGAACGGAACAAAAGAAAGGGTAGGGAACTTGCCGATTGTATGGCTTAGAACGCTTGCAAATAAGACGGAAGAAGAATACAAATCGGCAAGGGAAGCAGCAAAAACAATTTTAAAATTAAAATATAAGGAAAGCGTGTAAAAATGCTTGACTTTGTGCGGCGGTAGTAGTAAAATATAATAGCAAACACTTGTTGCCACACAAAACTGAATGGCGATTATTTGGTAGCCGACTGATAATCGCTACTGAACAATCACAAGGAAAATACTCTTACGAACGTGTAACGGCTATTACGCTTCGCAGGGGTATTTTTCTATTATAAGAGGTATAAAAATGGGTATAACAATGAAAGACGGCGGCTTACAATGTTCTATATTTGACGGTGAAAATCCGTTAAAAATAACAAAACCGTTACGCCTGATAGAATTATTCGCAGGGATTGGAGCGCAAGCGAAAGCGCTTGAAAATCTCGGCGTAAATTTTGAGCATTATAGGATATGCGAATTTGATAAGTACGCGGTTGCAAGTTATAACGCAGTCCACGGAACGAATTTTGCCACGAGCGATATAACCAAAATTCACGCAGCCGACCTCGGAATTGTCGAAACAGATAAATACGAATACATAATGACTTATTCTTTCCCTTGTACCGATTTGTCAACGGCAGGGAAACAAAAAGGAATGAGCCGGGATAGCGGAACGCGAAGTGGGTTATTGTGGGAAGTAGAAAGATTATTGAAAGAAACAAAAGAATTGCCGCAAATCCTTTTAATGGAAAATGTCCCGGGCGTATTGTCAGAAAAGAACAAAAAAGACTTTTTAGAATGGTGTAGAGTTCTTGAAAGTTTAGGATATACAAGCAAATACAAAATATTAAACGCAAAAGATTATGGAATACCGCAAAACAGAGATAGAGTGTTTATGATAAGTTGGCTTGGAGAATATTATTATAATTTCCCCGAAAATAGAAAAATGAAGCCGTTCATAGATTTTTTAGAGTTCGACGAAAATTACATCATAAAACCCGAAAAACTAACAAAAACTCAAAAAAATTGCATTAAACAAATAGCAAATCAAACGATTTCAAAAGCAATAAGGACGGGAGGGCTTCGTAGTATAGACAGACACAGTTGGAGCGTATATTCCGTTGAGCTTCGACAATCTGAAAGTTTTATAAAAAACAAATCTTTATGGATAGAAAATTTAAGCAAAACAATTTGCGCATGTCATAGAAACTCATATACGATTGACGGAAAGATTTATTTTGATTATAGCCCGAAAGAGTGTTGGCGGCTTATGGGGTTTGATGATGAAAGCTTTTTTAAAGCAAAAAAAGTAGTAAGCAATTCTCAATTATACAAGCAAGCGGGAAATTCTATCGTTGTAAATGTTCTTATGGCGATATTTGAAAAATTATTTTAAAAACTTTGAAAAAGTGGGTAAAATAATTTGACATTATACGCCGTGCGTAGTATAATAGAAGAGCAAAGAACGAAATAGAGGTGAAAAAATGAAAGGTTATAAAGCATTTGGAAAAGGGAGAGTTTGTAGAAGCAAATGAATAAATATTGTAAAAATTTTCGTTGCCCGGAAAATAAAGGCGAGCCTTGCAAAATATCGAATGATTGTTGGCTTTTTCAATGGGATATAAACAAAGAAAAACAACCGAAAGTAAAAACGGTAAGCGTACCTCTTGAGGAAGATGAACAAAAAGATTTTGCATTGTGGCTTGACAGTCAGGGAGTTCTATGGGCACATATTCCGAACGAAAGGAAGGCAAGTGTTGCGGTATTATCTTCTCTTGCGCGTCAGGGATTGAAAAAAGGCTTCCCCGATAATTTCATAGCAGTAGCGCGCGGGAAGTGGCACGGACTGTTTATCGAATTGAAACGGGCGAAAAAATGCTTATCGAATAGGACGAAAGAACAGCGAGCGTGGATAAAGAGTCTGAACGCGGCGGGATATAAAGCGGTTTTCTGCTACGGCGCGGAAGAAGCAAAAAAGACGGTTTTAGAGTATTTAAAAGAGGAGAAATAAAAAATGCAAAATGACAACGTAAATCACCCGTCGTATTATAACAACGGAAAAGTAGAAGTTATAGACGCAATTGAAGCGTGGTGATTAAACTTCCACCGCGGGAACGCAGTTAAATACATAGCGAGGGCGGGGAAGAAGAACCCAGAAAAAGAAATTGAAGATTTGAAAAATGCGGCGTGGTATATCAATCGTGAAATTGAACGGTTGAAGAAAGAGGACTGCGATGAATTTTTGAAAAACTTTGAAGAGGTGAAAAAACAATGACAAGGAGTATGAGGTGGAAGAATGAGTGAGTATAAGAGATTGACAAAACAAGTTTTTGATAAAGTTCAAGGTTGCGAAGATAAGATGACAATGAACGGACAAAGTTTATATGATTTATATAACCGCCTTGCAGAACTTGAAGATAAAATCGAAAACGGAACACTTATTGAGTTGCCTTGTAATGTTGGAGATACTATTTACGAAGTTTTTAAATACAATAAACCGCCGTTTATACAACAGACAAAAGTTGAGAAAATTATAGTTACAGAAAAAGGTTTAAAACTGAAATTAGACCGCAATTCATTCTATGAAACATCAATTGCAAGTTTAGGGAAGACGTTATTTTTAACGGAAGAAGCCGCAGAAGCACGTCTAAAAGAATTTCAGGAGAAAAATAATGGCTAATAGAAATACCCTTGCAGTTTCTAAACTTGAAGATTTTAAACAATGGCTTATTAAAGACAGTTGGGAAATACAAGAAACGAAAGGTTTTTGGGAAGTATTACGAGCTACAAAGCAGGGCAAGAAATATCCACTCATTATTTATCGAAAATACAAAACGATTGGAGGAAGTGAGAATATAGTTCATCTTTCAGTTTTAGATAGAGATATGGGTGTAATTAGGGTTTTTTTAAAAGAATTACAGGAGAAACAGAAATGAAATCAGTTTTAATTAGTATTCAACCGAAATGGGTTGAGAAAATAGTAAACGGAAAAAAGACAATCGAAGTAAGAAAAACAAGACCGAAGATTGAAACGCCGTTTAAGTGTTATATCTATATGACACAAGGTACATATAAAGATTTAGGTTCATACAGCGAATGGATATACAAAAACAGAATGAAAGTTATCGGCGAGTTCGTGTGCGATATGATAGAGCTTTTTACTGAATATGAATTGCTATATGACGGGAATTATGTTGAAAAAGAAACTCGTGTACCGACAGAAGAGCTTTTGAGTTATAAAGGCAAAAATGATTTTCTTTACGGTTGGCACATCTCTAACTTAAAGATTTACGATAAGCCGATTTCGCTTTCAGAATTAGGAGTAACCCGTCTTCCGCAGTCGTGGATGTATGTTGAAGAGGTAGAGAAATGAAAAATACAGAATTAGCATTGCGCCCGTCATATTGGGCGAGCGTATCGGGCGGGAAAGACAGTTTATTTATGCTCAATCTCATTTTACATAACCTTGATAAATACCCGCTTGACGGCGTTGTTCATTTTGAACTCGAAATTGATTATCCGTTTATAAAAAACGTAATTGATTATATGCAGTCGGAATGCGAGCGGTTCGGAATAAGGTTTGTAAGAATAAAGCCGACGAAATCGTGGCTTGATTTGTATTATACAAAATATGAGAAAACGGGGAATATTTACGGTTTTCCGACGAGAATATCGCGGTGGTGCAATTCGAAATATAAACTTACGGCGAAAAAGCGATTGCAAGAATTTATGCAAGAACAAGGCTTCTATACTGTTTTTTATATCGGCTATTGTGCAGACGAAGAAAATAGATTTGCAAAACGCGTAGACTTACAAAAAGTCGAACGTTACCCGCTTGTAGAAGAAAACATTCAAGAAAGCACTATTTGGGAGTGGGCAAAAACGCAACCGATATTCAACCACTATTATGAAACGCAAAAGCGTTGCGGGTGTATGTATTGTCCTATGACAAGTTTTATAAATTATGCCTACCTTTACAAGTATTATCCCGACCATTTCGCCTTTATGATAGACAAAATGCGTGAAACGGAATCCGTTCGGGAAAAAGAACTTGGCAGACCGTTTTCCTGCATTTCGTCAAATCCGAAATATAATTCCGAATATCTTGAAAAAATTGTAAAAACAAAATGGCTGAAAAAGTTGGAGGAATTAGAAAATGGACAAAAAACAGCAGATTGAAGAAATAGCGGGAACTATTTGCAACACTTGTAAAGAGCGTTTTGAGATTTCTAAAAAATGTAAAAACGTGATTGAACCGTGCCTTGCGGCGTATGCTCATTCCGAAGCAATTTACAACGCAGGCTATCGCAAAATCGATGATAATTGTGCTGTTATAACGAAATCCGAATTAAAAGAGTATAAAAGGCAAGCCGTGAAAGAATTTGCGGAACGGTTGAAAGAACATACAATTCTATACAACGGAATTAACGTTAAATACGAAGCAATAACGGCTGACATTATCGACGAACTATTAAAGGAGTATGAGCGATGAGAAAATACAGAAAAACAAAAAAACAAGGTTGGAAAATTCTTTTAGTAGAAGACGGAAGTGTTGATATAGACGAACTCAATCAATTCATAGACGAACACAATTTAAAAATCAAAGTCGTGGTTTATAGGCAAGGTGCGATACCCCCGAAATATTTAACGAATTATTAATGGAAGCAAAAAAACGAGGAATATTATGAAGCAGACGGAAGCAAAAAAGAGATATGACAAGAAATACAAGGCAAGCAAGGTTGAAAGATTTTATATCGACTTATACCCAACGGATAAAGACATTAAAGAGTTTTTGGAGCTAATCAGTCAGAAAATTCCGAAAGCGACTTATGTAAAAAACATTATCCGAACGAACATTAAAGCATACGCTTATGCGAACAAACTTTTAAATGAAATGAAAGGGGGAAAGAAATGACAAAACAAGAGAATCAATGTTTTAGAGTGCATACGTATTTGAAAGAGCATAAAGGAATAACCGGGTATTCCGCTTTTAGCGAAATCGGCGTATATCGTTTATCGAGCTGTATTCATCGTCTTAGAAAGCGCGGAATAGATATTGCCGACCGTTGGCTTGAAGTAGAAAACAGATACGGAGAAAAGTGCAGAATAAAGGAATATTATTTGAAATGATACAAAAGGGTAAAATAATTGACATTGACGAAAACGGGGTTGTAACAATCGTTGCGCAGTCGGACTTGTATTTGATGACACACCGTGAAATAAAAGAGTGTTACATTGATTTTATTGACGGAAGAAAGTTATCAGACAAGCAAAGAAGAATGTGTTATTCTTTGATAAATGCAATAGCCGAATGGAGCGGGAGCAGCACGCAGGACATAAAAGAAGCGTTTAAAATGGAATTTTGGGCGGATAAGATAGATACGCTTGCCGAAAAGGTTTTCAGCCTTTCTAATGCGCCTATGAGCCTTATAGCAGAGTTTCAAAAGTTTCTTATAAACTTTATAATTGAAAACGATGTGCCTTTGAAATATTCGCTTTTAAATTATGTCGACGATATAGACAATTACGTTTATATGTGCTTGATACACAAGAAGTGCTGTATTTGCGGAAAGAAAGCCGACTTGCACCACGTAGATAGCATAGGAATGGGGAACGACCGAACGGAAGTTCAGCACGAGGGAAGAAAGGCATTAAGCTTATGTAGAGAACACCATACGGAGATACACGCGACAGGAATAAATGCGTTTTTAGAAAAGTATCATATAAACGGAGGTATTCCTATCGACAAAACGATTATGAAAATATATAAATTAAAGAGGTGAAAATATGGAAGCAAATGACAACGTAAACCACCCAGCGCATTATACAGACGGCAAAATAGAAGTGATTGATTATATCCAAGACAAAGGCTTTAATTTTTGCCGTGGTAACGCGATTAAGTACATATCGCGAGCGGGGAAGAAAGATAAGGCGAAAGAAATCGAGGACTTGCAAAAAGCCGTTTGGTATCTGAATAAAGAAATCGAACGATTAAAGGTGGAAAAATGATTAAAGTAAAACAGAACATACGCAGCGGAATAATTCCGAGAGTGCCTACCGCGTTTAAAGTAACAAAAATTGATTGCTATAAGCCGCATACAGTAAAAGACGAAGTTGATATATGCTTGACTTGCGATTTGCCGAAATGCCGAGGAGATGACCGGTTATGCAAACGCTATCAAGCGATGATAAAAGAAATCAAAGAAAGGAATAAAAAGATTAAGGAGAAAGACAGATGAAGAAGAAAAGGAAAGATTCAAAAGAAAGAGAAGAAAGACCGGTGGAGCTTAAAGATACTGTGTTTTTTGCAGAAAAAGGGTTGAACGGTGAAATTCTAAAAGGTAGTGTAGTAGTTATTTTAGAACATTGCGAATTTCGTTTAAATGGAACCGTTAGGACAAATACATTCAAGGTCGTTTTAAAAAACGATGACATTTTTAGTGGTTTTTACGCTCAACCGCACGGAGAAAGAGTTTTAAACTATGAAGATTTCGGTAAAAAAGTTTTTAAAACAGAAAAAGAAGCAGAAGAAAAATTATTAAAAATCGAAGAGCTTGAAAAACAATTACAGGAGTTAAAAAGATGAATAAAGTATTTTTAATCGGAAACTTGACGAAAGACACGGAACACGGCGTAACAAAAAATAATATTTATTATTGCAATTTTACAATCGCGGTAAATCGTTCGTATACGGACAGCAACGGCGAAAGACAAGTCGATTTTTTCAATATCCGAACGTGGCGCGGAATCGCAGAAAGTTGCGCGAAATACCTTGTGAAAGGGAAAAAGGTTTGCGTTTCGGGAGAATTGCAGCAGAGAACTTACGAGGACAATCAAGGCGTAAAACGAACGGTTATTGAGATACAGGCGAACGAAGTAGAGTTTTTATCCCCGATAGATAAAAAGCAGGAAGAACAGACGGATAAAAAACAAACAAAGCCGTATCAGCAATCGATTCTTGAAGATGACGATATACCGTTTTAAAAGGTGAAAAAATGAAGATTAAAAAGTTTTTAAAATGCGTTTTGATAAGTTTAATTCTGATAGCGTTTTGTTTGTCTATTGCGGCGTTTGCGAAAGCAAATACAGCACAGACCGTAACGCAGACGAATGAAATGGAATTTACGGAAGAGGACAAATACAATATTGAAAATTACGTTTCTAAGTATAGGAATATGGATAGCTATGAGGTTATCCCTTATACGAAAGACGGAGAAAGACGGTATCTTTTAATCGGCGAGAGATTGGGAGATTATTATATAATCGTTTGCGCCGTTCGGGATAACAGTTTAGTCGTTCTGACAAAGGGCAACGATAGAAGATAAAGGTGTAGAAAAATGACAACGCTTGAAATGCAAAATTTAAGCAATTTAGAAAAGGAACTTACGGAAGCCAAAGAAAAAACATTGCGGCTTATAAGCTTTATAACGCTTTACAAACAATACGATGATTTGCCGCGTAAAGAGAGAAAATTGGTATTAAAACAGCATAAGTTTGCATATAAATACTATGAAACGCTTAAAAAGCGAATAAAGCTTATAAAATCAAGATAAAAAAGCGCGGTGAAATATCCGCGCTAAAACTTTTTTATCAAAATGCTTGACAATTAAAAAATATATGGTATAATAAAATCGAATGATAAAATCGAATGAGGTGATATTATGGCTGATTTAGAGCGTATTAAAAAGAAATACGATACCCCCGAAATAGAAATAGAAGAAGCAACGAACGGCGGCAATCGGTATTCGTTGCCGTATGGCTTATGTAAAAGCGTAGGAATAAACACAGAGGGAATGACACCGCGTGAGGCGTGGGATGCTTGGCAGAACAAAACAGGCAAAACGAAAGCGGAAGCCGAAAAAGAGCATTGGGGGAAAACTGCGGACGAAAAGAAACCGCAAAATGAAAATATTTCCGATAAAAAGTCGGAAGCAAGTACTCCTAACAACGAAAAAGACGAACAAGAAAAAGAAACGAAGAATTTAGAAAGGTCGTATTCTTCTACGAGAAAAGGAGTTAGCGAAGATTTAGCGCGTAGAGCGCAAGAATCTCGCTCATTTAGTGAATATAAAAGCGGTAGCGCAACAGCTTCTTATAATTCAGACGTTAGCCGTTTTGATAGTAACGTAAACGAGCTTATACAAAGATACGGAAAAAACTCAACATTGACCGATAAAGATTGGGAAGATGTATATAGCATTGCCGATAGATATGCTCAAAGCCTTGAAAAATATACAGATGAAACGAATAGGAACGAGGCAAGCTATCCGAGTTGGTTTATTGCCGGACCTGCGAGATACAACACAAAAAAGAACGAAGCTTTGATGAACCGTTCGCAGGCTTTATATGAAAACTATAAAGACAGGATAGACCCCGATGACAATGTATATTTAAAAAAGATAAAAGCTATTTTAACGAATGCAAGCATAAAATCGAACGATGACGCGGCAACGGCAAAACTGCAAGATAAATACGACAAATTAAAAGCAGAGCTTGAAAACGGAAAAGCGATGAACGCATATTTTCGCAAATATGGGACTATAAAGGGTTTTCCTGGCGTGTCCGACAAAACGGCGCAAGAGTTTCTCGAAGCTCGCGAAAGAGAGCCATATTTCAATAAACAACCGTACGCGGCGTATCACATGACGAACGTCAATGCCGAACTCCGACGGATACAGGCCCGTATAGATACGCTGAACAAAGCAAAAGCGCAAGCAGAAGCAGCGAAAGCAAATCCGCAAGCAGCGGCAGAAGCTACCGCAGCAAATTATCCAAAACTTGACGGGGTACATGTACAAGAAAACGCAGACGAAATGCGCATACAGTTGCGATTTGACGATATACCGCCTGCTGAAACACGTGAAAAATTAAAGCGCAATGGTTTTCGTTGGAGCCCGTCTCAAAAGGCTTGGCAACGTTTATTAAATCAAAATGGCAAATATGCCGCTCAAAGTGTATTAAAAGACTTAGGCGGTAAATAAACGAGGTGTTAAAATGGGAAATGCAAAACAAAGAGTAGAACAGGAACTTGCAGAACTGAATGAAAAGATTGTAAAGCTGACTGCTTTTCTTTTCGGCGGGGATATTGTCAATATGGATATTTCCGACAATATGCGGTTTTTAATGCGTAGGCAGTTAAACGTTATGCAAGAATATGCAGACGTATTGCAAGATCGTTTAAGATTAAGAACGTGGGATAAAACAGACGAAGAACTCAAAAACGAAGAACACAGAATCTAAAACGAATAGGTGTTAAAATGGCGCGATTGACGAGCAGACAGCGACAAGCAGTAATCGCTCGTTACTTAGCGGGCGAGAGTATTGCTTCGTTAGCAAAAGAGTATAACATTTCATATCAAGCACTTGCAAAGCAAGTGAAACAAGAAAAAGTTGTAGAAAGTTTAAAAAAAGTTGAAAATGAGCAAGCTATGACAATGGCAGCGTTTATTCAGAGCAAGAAAGAACAAACGCAAGACATTATAGAAGCATTGCTTGACAAGTTGCAAGACAAGATAGATAAAGCAAGCTTTAAGGACTGCATTGCGGGAATTAAAGACCTTGCAAGTCTATACCTTGAAAGAGAGGACAACTCAATCGATAATACCGTAAAGGTAGTTATTGAAAGAAAGGTGCAAGACCTGACGGACGAAACGGATAATGAGTAGCGTTATAGAATATAACCCGATAATACCGAAGAACTTTGCCCCGTTGTTAAAGACGAACAAAGAGAACGGAACGCATAGAATAATAGCACGCGGCGGAAGATACAGCGGAAAGACCACGACTATTATTCAAGAAGCGTTAGAGGGTTATATAACGATACCCGGTGCTAATATAGTAGTAGCAAGAGCCGATGACGTAAAATTCAGCAAAACAACGTTCCCGACAGTCAAAAAGGAATTGCAAAGGTTTGGGATAGCGCAGTATTGCCATATTCCAAAGAGAACGGGCGATATAATCTTTAAGCCGAACGGGAACATAATAAGGTTTGTAGCGACAGGCGGAGATGAGCACAGAACAAAAGGCTTAGACTTTGAAAAGGGATATGTGCATAGATTCATCCACGACGAAGCGCAAGAGCTTGAACACGAGTTTGAAGTCAAGGGTTGCGAAAAGACCTTATTAAGAATGTTAGGCGATACAACGAAATGGATATACATATACAATCCGCCGCCCTTTCGGGCAGAGTTTGCAAACGTGTATTTCCCAAAGCTTATACGTGAGGGAAGAGCGATAGAGATATATTCATCGTGGAAAGACATACGGAAGCTATTATCGCAAGACGTTATAGACGAAATACTGAAAGACAAGCAAAGCGATTTGAACTACTATCTATATGAATATATGGGGGAAGTAACCGCAACAAACGGGCTTGTCTATCCGCAATTCAGGCGCGAAAAGCATTGCACAAACATTTATACGCATTTAGCCAACGGCGATAGAGTTATGGAACTTATCCTTGGCGTAGACGAGGGAAGTATTTACGACAGCACTTGCGTAACGCCGATAGCGATAATGTATAGCGGACTTGCGATAGTGTTAGGTTGCTTTGAGAATGACCCAGTAAAGACAGGCGCTCAAGCACCGAGCGCACAATCAAGGGATTTAATTAGGTATCTTGAACGACTTTTAACGAAATTCGGATTTTTAAGATACGTTCCGCGGCGGTGGAACTTCGAGTGTGCGGAAGCAGGACAAAACCTGATGAATCAGTTTGTAGCAGATACAGGCGGCACGGAAGATTGTATGCCCGTTCGGAATAAGTCGATTATGGGAGATATAAAGCGCGTAAGAAGTATGTTACAAGAGAAAGTTCTATTATTCCACGTAGACGGAGAGTCTGACGAAGATAGCGCGGAAAAGCTTATGAGCGATATAGAGAACTACGTATTCGATGAAAAGACGAACACGGTGAAGAAAGGACAGCGCGACGATACTATAGACAGTTTGGAATACGGCACGAAGCTCATATACGATATGCCGATACAAACGACAATGAGGTAAGGATATGGCAATTGCACAGACAAACACAGCGGTTATAAATGCGCCGAGTAGAAAAATATTCGCGCCTATGTTTCGCGCGCGTTGGCAGAATATGCAGAACGTTGTCAACGATAGCGCGTTCCTTGATTTAATTCCAGAACCGTATTTGACATATTATACCTCTTTCGTACGGCAGTGCTTGCAGTGGAGCAGAGGTTTTGTGCCTATGTTACACCAAAAGGACTTTTTCTCAACTGGAATGGGATATACGGTTTGCGAGATAATCACGCGCGAGTGTTTAAGCGGTGGCTTTAGATTGGAAGCGCGGGAAGATAGCACGCAAGCGGCAATGGAAGAGTGGCAAGAGAAAACGCACCTTGCGAACGAGATTTACCGTATGTTTTGGCATAGCACGGCGGGCGGAAATGCGTTAATGGTTATAACGCCAGTTGACGGCGAAGCGTATGTTTCGTCATATCCGATTGATAGGTGCATATTTCAAATCAATCGGCGCGGAGACGTTACGAATTGCCTTATTTTCAATAGATTTACGGCAGGCGAAAGCGCGTACTATGCAAGAGAAAGACGAAGAGTGCTGAAAGGCAAAGGATATTACAAAGTAGAGCTTGCAAAAGGCACTTTGACTACTTCGCCAACGTTTACGAGCGATTCCGTTAAAGATATACCCAACGAAATCAGAGCGCAGTTTGAATACACGTACGGACATATTAAAATCAATACGTGGTACGAAATGCCGAACGGAATAAGCGGTATCGGCGTGTATAATATCAAAAACAAAGCGATTGCGGCGGCAATGTCCGATATGCCCGGTTATAGCGATTCGTCGCTTTATACGGCACTTGACGTGCTTTATTCGATTGACTATAACTACACGCAGGCGCAAGTCGATATGTACAAAGGAAAGTCAATCGTGCTTATACCAAAGCAAATGGCGAGCGCAACGATAAACACAGGAAGAGTGAACGTAGCAAACGGCATAAGCTTTACGGAAGCAATACAAGAGCCTCAGTTAAGAGATGATTTTTACACGGAAGTTATGACGCCGAGCGGCGAACCGATAAAGCCTACGTTTGTTCAGGCTGACTTGCGTGGCGAAGCGCATAAGTATATTCGAGACGCGGATTTGGAACTGCTTGCGAGTAAGGTAGGTTTGTCAAGCTCAACGCTTGCGAATCATCTGACTTATAATACAAGCAAGACGGCAACGGAAGTAAGAAGCGAGCAGGACACGACCGAAAGCACGGTAAACGCGAAAAGGGAATTAGCGAGAGCGCCTCTCAATCAAATGCTTACCGATATAGCTCATTTTTACGGATTTAAAGATAGCGTAGAAATCAATTTCGGTAGAGCGGGCGTGAATAGCTCAACGGAAAATCAAGAGCTATTGCAAGACTATCAGGCGGGAACGATTCCGTTAAGGCGATACCTTAAAAAGCGTTGGGCGGACTTGTCGGAAGAAGAAATCGAAGCGTGGGCAAAAGAGATAGAAGAAGAGCAAGCGAACAAAACAAAGCAGGACAATTTCGGCGGTTTTGGGTTTGACGATAAAGACTATTTCGGGGACGGCGTAAATGACGGAAGCGAAAGACAAACTGAACAAATCGGCGCTGGCGATAGAGAACGCGCAGAATGATATTCGGTTATTGATACAACGCGCATATTTGTATAATTATGCAAGAGTTTATACAGAAAAGGCGTTAAAATCGATAATCGAAAGCGCGTTAAAGTCGATAGACATACCGAGATTAAAGCGCGATACTGTATTATCGTTGACGAACTACGCGAACCGGCAAAAAAACGCGTGGAATAACAGCGGAATAACGCCCGCGGTATTGTTTTTCATTTCAAAGCGAATAAACGCGAGCGGAGAACCGGATAAAAAGGTATTGACGGAGCGATTGCCAAACACAGAGATACAACGCGACATAGAAAGGCTGACGGGAAAAAGCGTTGAAACGGTAAATAAAGGCGTTCCGTTGCAAAGGTTTTACGGAGATATATGGAAAGAGAAAATCAAACCTACATTATCGAAGATAGCGGCTGAAAAAGCACTTGACCCGAACGACTACACAGGGCGAAACAGTTTACGAAACCTTGCGGAAATGGAAGTCAGGTATCAAGGGCATAAGGACGAGATAGAAGAGCTGAAAGCGAGCGGAGAAAAGCTTGTGTTATGCTCAACTCACGCTGACTGTTCGGAACGTTGTGCGCCGTATCAAGGTCGTCTATATTCGTTAGACGGAACGAGCGGAGAGATAGACGGAATAAAATACGTTCCGCTTGAATACGCAACGAATAACCCGCGAGATAGATACACAACGAAAGCGGGGAGAACGTATCAGAACGGACTTTTGGGATTTAATTGCCGCCATAAACTAACGCCTTACAGAGGGCAAGTCCCTGAATACGTAAGCGAAAGCGAGCGCAAGAGAGAATATTCTATAACGCAAACGCAAAGGGCAATGGAAAGGCGCGTGCGTGCATTGAAAGCGGAAGCAGAAATGACGAAAAACGCAAAGAGTAAGGAATATATAAAGTATCGGAAAATGGCAAAACAAGCCTACGAAGAATATAAGCGATACAGTAAAGAAAACGAACGTGCGTATTATCCTATGCGCGTAAGTATATAAAAAATAAATCAGGAGGTATAAGGTATGTTCGGTAAAAAAATCACGCTTGACGATATTTTGAAAGGTATCGACAATCTTTCGGACGAAGAAAAAGAAAAGGTACGCGATAAAATGGCTGACCTTTATAAAGCCGAGGACGAAAGGGAAATCGATAAAGTAGAAAGAGAGAAAGCTGACACGGACGAAAAAGCAGACGAGAAAGGCGAAGAAGAGGACGAGGAATCGGAAGAAATCGGCAAAGACGTTGACGAAGTAGAAGATGACTTTGACGAAGAAAACGAAGAACCCGCGAAAACGGAAACGCCAGCCGCGCCAACAGAAACGGAAGAAGAGCCGAAAGACGATAACGCGAAAATGTTTGCGGCGATTGCAGAACGGCTTGACAGAATCGAAGCGGCACTCGGCGAAAGTATGAGAAATCCGAAAGAAGCAGACAAAAAAGCAAGCGAAGAACTTACGGCACTTGAAAGAAAATACGCATTTTAAAAAACAAAAAAAAGGAGATTAAAAGAAAATGAGTAAAGTTATTTCCACTTATGGAAACGTAGAACAGTTTGTTACTTCCGCCCTTATGGGTATGGGCGCAACCGAGCAGGACGCGAACGGTCGTTTTTACCTTGACGGAAGTATGGTAAACGTAGAACTTTCCGACGTAATCGCGGAAGCTATCTACATTCAGGAAATTTTCCGCGACGGACAGTCCGTAACGGGCAAATATTCCACCGACAGAAAAGCGGGCGCGTTGCGCGTTATGCTTGACACGCCACTTCCTTCCACTTCCAGAACCGTATCGTACGGCGGCAGAAACGGCACGGACGGCAATTCTGGCGTGATTAACACAAATCCCGCGTTGCTTCCCGCAAACGACGAATTTATGATTTACCTTAATCAGGTAAACGACCAGTCTATGCTTTTCCCCGATTTGGGAAAAGAGTATTTGCCGCTTGACGTTATGGCGAAGAAAATCGCTGCGTATTCGAAATCCGTTACGCAGGATAGAAGTGCTTCCACTCTTGCGGAAATCATCGCGTATGCGTTCTTCCGTGCTTTGAACGGCGGCGAAAACCTTTATCAGATAGCGGATTTGGACGCGGATAACGCGTATGCGACTGCTTGCAACGACATCAACGCGGTGCTTGATAACGGCGACCAGGTACAGGGCGCGTTTACGTATTCGACCGAGGGGCGTACGATTATCGGCAGACCTACCTTTATCAATAAGGTGTTCAATCGTAAATCTGGTATTATCCTCAACGGAAGCGACCTTGCACAGGAAATGCTTCGCGAATACGATTTGGACGCGAAATTCGAAAGCAAAGGCTACGTCGGAACGGGATACAAAGGACACGCGCTTGGATTCCATTGGCAGAGTGCACCAGATTACATTTGGACGTTGGCAGAAAAATACCTCGGCTTAGCGGCGGGCGCGTTGTCGCACGTGCACGCTATTGCGGTTTCGTTCGAAGCCACCGCGCTTGGACGTATCGTTGATCTTGGCGTTAAAATTATCGACGCGAACGAAGTGCGCGGCGTTAAGGCACAGCCTTTGAACGTTTGGGGGCACGAAGCGTTCCGTAAATCGGTAGTTATCGGCGATAACAACCTTACGACCGGAACCGTTGCCGGTCTTGGCTTTACGGCAGATACCCGTAAATATCCTATCGCGCCGAAATCGGTTGCAGCAATGGATAAAATCGTTCTTCCCGTATTCAATGAGGGCGGACAGATTATCGGTTACAAGCAGGTTGCAAACGTACCGAAGCCGAACGGAGATAACATTCAGAGCGGTTTGAAACACGTTGCAGCGCCCGTAGCTGATACGCCAGCAGGAAAAGTAACGGCGAATAAAGTTGTGAAATTCACTTGCGCAACGGCAGGCGCGGATATGTACTACACGACGAACGGCGATGAGCCTACGAAAGCGAGTACGAAATACACGTCGGCGGGCATTACGATTGCGGCAACCACGACGGTTAAGATTATCGCGGTTAAAGCGGGCTATGCGCCGTCCGAAGTCGGAACTTATACCTACACGGTATAAAACTGTTTTCGTCGGTTTTTACAGGTTTAAAAGCCGACACCACTTACAGAAGTCATTTGTTTTACCCTCTTAATACGTTTTGGTAGGTTGTACGTAACAATCTACCACCATAATAAAACACGAGGTGCAACTATGTTTATACAACCTTACAATTCGGATTATATGACGTTTGACGAAAACACGGGGCGGTATGTGCTTACAACGAAAGCGGTATTAGACCAGTTAGGGATTGATTTAAACGTACTTGCAAAAGACAACGGGAACGGCGTAAACGCGTTTTTAAATCGTGTATCAATGCTGACTTATAGGAAAATGCACGAATACGGGTTTGAGGACGAGCAGGATAGAATCATAGCAACGACGGAAACGGGGCGAAAGATAATTCAAGAAGCGATGATAGAGCAATGCTTTTATGTAAAATCTGTGGGCGATTTATCTTTGAGCACGAAAAGAGAAGAAAGGGCATTATACGCAAGCGACGGATTAGAGTGTATTTTTGAAAAGATTATACCTGAAATAGGGAAGTCAGTGATACATATCTCAATGGGGTGCTGAAATGGATTTTTTAAGTGAAATGTGTTCAAAGAAAGACACGGAATACTTAACTGGAACGTATTATAAACGCCGCCCCGTTGAGCCGTCAGACGGCGGGGAAAAATTCACTTATGAAATGTTAGACCCGCACAGCAGAGAATACAGAACGATTATAGGCACGTTATTAGTCGAGGGAAAAAGCACGGCGATTAAAACGCGTTCGGCAATCGACTTTAAAGAAAAGCAGTATATTGTAACGCAAGACGGGCAATTTTGGCAGATTGTATCTGTTTTAGAGAACGTGCAAGCGGAGCAAAGCAAACAAGCGTTGCGGTTTTTCGTTGAAACGGCGCAGACGGAAAAAACAATCCGCTTGATAGGAAAGGATAATCCGTGGGGATTGCAATGACAACGCGGGAATTTCAAAGATTTTGCGAAAGCCTTTTTCAAGGAACAAAGCGGATAACGCCTATCGACACGGGTAATATGCGCTATAACGCCGTAAAAATTGTATACACGGACGGCGGAAACGAGTGCCATATTTACGTAGACGAAGCAATCGCGCCGTATGTATTCTATACTAACGAGCCGTGGATAAGCCCGAAATGGCACGGGAAGAAAAATCCGAATGAGGGTTGGTGGGATAACGGCGCGCAAATAATCGATGAAAGGATAAGACAACGATTAGGCGCAAAATTGTCTCAAAACAATATCATAGCAAACAAGAGGTAAAAGATGATTGAGTTAAAAAAGCTTGCGGAAAGGCTTGAAGAACAATTAAATGAAGGCTTGACAGGCGATATATCATACAAGCTTTTCACCGATACGGGAACATTTAAAAAGGCGTACAGAGAAAGAAATTCCGTTATTACGTATATAAACGGCATTTATTCGAACGTATCTTCCGATATATCTAACGTATACGACGGCGCGAACGGCTTTTTAGTCGGAAGTATGACAAACGAAGTAGTTCTTGTTATTCCTTGCAAGGACGATGACGAAGATGTTTATTCCGTTGTACATAGCCCGAATGAACCGCAACCTGAACCAAAGCTTGTAGAAATTGGGAATAATACATTTATCGCGCAAATCAGAAAGCGGCTTGACGATATAGCGGCGAAAACGTTATATTTTACAGAAACAGACAGCGAAAATAAGTCTTATGACGTATCGGTTGCATTTCAGCTTGCAGATACGGGAATAAGAGAGCAATTGCCTGAACTTGGCGATTGTTTTACTTTTTCTATGCAAGCCTTTTACAATATTATCGAAAGCGGCGATAATTCCCGGAAATGGAAAATATATATAGACGATATGCCGTTGCCTTATTCCTCTATGTCTTTACAGCGGCAGACAACGAACGAAACGACGGTATACGCGAACAAAGGTCGGTCCACAAGCACTTTGATTGTAGCAGATACATTTTCGTGCGGTATTGAAATTCCGTCGCTTTTAATGGACTTTAACAGCATTGTAAAAGATTTCTTGTTGAACGGCTCAAACGGTTATGCACACGTTGCGAAATTCGTTGCGGGCGATACGACGGTATATAAATTGGTTGTTTTGTCCGAAGATACGGCAACTGCAAGCGGCGTTTTAAATGTTGGTTTAAAATTGCAATTAAACGAAACGAAAGAAGCTTATGGACTTATAGCGTTTTCGCCGTCGAATTATATTATTTATCGGTGTAAAACAGGTGCTTCGTTTTACGAACATATAACTTTTGACAGTGATTTTGCCGTTACTTATACCGATTACTACGGCTATGGATTTAAAACGAATGGAGTAATGAGTTTTTATCCGTCTTACGGAGAGCTTCTTATTTTCCCGAAAGGAACGACCGTAAAGTTCGATAACGCACAGAATTGGCAACAAATACAGTGAGGCATTTATGGCAACTTACGAATATATTATAAGAAATGAAACAAGCGGAGATAGCGGCGGATTACCCGTAGCGAAAGTATCATCGCGCGGCGGAGCAGATAAGCCGCAGCAAAGCGGCGCACAGAAAACCGTAAAAACGCTTAAAACATTATCTAATTTATATGTCGTACGAGAAGCCGTATCTATTACAAAAAGCGAATTTATGTACAAGGCGAACACGGTAGAGCTTCGCACGGGGTGCAAGGACTTACAGCAGAAAGTCGATTTTCAAATGCAATTAGGACAAATGGGATTAAATATACTTGGTTCAGCGGTTGCGGGGTTTGCCGTAGGCGGTATTATAGGCGCGGCAAGCGCGGCAGGGTTGAGCGTTTTATCGCAAGCAATAGGATTTGCACAGAGCACAAGTCAGGCGCAGAGAACGATTGATTTGAAGCAGTCTATCGAGGATAATACAATCCGTATGCAAATGGTACGCGCAGGCTCACGCGGTAGTAGGGGGAATTACGAACAATGAATAATATAAGAGTAACGATAGGGAATACCGATTATACAAGCTATGTCGTATCGCCCTTAAAAATGGGGAATTTGCTTGATGAACGATTAGACGAAGTAAATTTGACTTTGCGTTATATATCAAAGCCGTATTTTGAGCCGCAAACGCTTGTAGAAATATATATAATAAATAATCCCGAAGCGCATTATAACGCGGCAATGGCGGCGGATATTCTTAAAGAATCGGATTATAATTTTTCGAACGGCGTATCATCTGACGGGCATTTAAAGCAGATACTTGACAGTAGCAGAATCAGGCAGACTTACACAAAATATTTTATCGTAGCAAGCGATAACGCTTCCGAAATTATTCCAGGCAGCGGAAAATTCGAGCACGAAATTTATTTGATTGAGCGAACGAAACTTTTAGAGGGATTTATCGGCGATAGCTTGACTTTTACGAATCCGAACGCGAAAATTTATGGCGGTGTTCAATATGCGACTTTTTTGTCTGCTGGGTATATTGGAGGAATATCTATCGGTGATAAAATATACAATTCGTCTTTTTATAAGAATCCGAGCGAACAGATGATTATTCAAGGTGTACAGGATTTTTATAAAAATGTCTGCGACGCGTATTCCGATAGGCCGGGATTAAAAACGGATTATGAGCCGGCACAAAGAATAGACGCAGGATTAGTAGCGGATATATCAAAAAATCCCGTTCTGCAAAAAGTAACTGTATCTAAAAACGGCGTGGAGTTTTATACGCAGGAAATATTCCTTTCTGCTTCATCTTCTTATCCGTCTGGGTATAAATTTACGAAAAGAACGTTATTAAACGGAACCGAAACAACGGAAGAATTTAATCCTATTCCGTCGGCAGGGAATTACACCATTGTAAATATAGAACAAACAACAATCCCCGCGGAAACTGGAACATATACCATTGAATATAAATGGGTGCTTGCTAATAAGGATTACACCACTATATACAATACTTCTACGACATATATTTCTGCAAATATCGACGCAAGTATAGCAAAAGGAAAATATGCGCCAAAAAAATGGACGGTTTCTTCTGTCGTAGAAAGGATTTTCGATACATTAGAACATAATAGGACAAACAGATTTTCTTTCGATCCGGAGCAAAAAGAAAAATATGATAAAATACTTTCCCCCGAATTTACGTTTACGAAAATGACGGTGCGTGAAATGTTGCGCTCTATCGGCGGTTTTATCCACGCCGAGCCGAGATTAAAAGACGATACGAATAGCAACGTTGTTTTATTTGACGAATACGGGGGGAATGAAAAATCGCATATATCGAAAAAATCGTATTTAAGTTATCAATTAAAATCTGATATAAACGAATGGTGTACCGAGCTTGACAGTTCGGCGGAAAACCTTGTAAATCAGTTAGGGTTTGCAAGTGGCACTTCTTATGAGCCAGCGCGCTCAATTTCTAACGTTCTTACGGATATTACTTTACGGACTGAAAACGTATCGGCGCAGCTTGCGCAAAACAATACGACTTTTGCGCCGACAAGCTTGCCGATTTATAAGATTTACAAAGTATTAGTAAATATTCCTAACAAAACAGAAACGTATGATATAACTGCCTATGTATATGAGCAAGCAGATTATGACGGATTATTGCAATCCAACGGTGGAACTTATCCTTTTTCGAAAGCTTGCGCTATTTATTATACGCAGGGCGAAAAAAACATAAAAGGACTTTTCTATAAAGAAGAAGATTCGATTTCGCCTATACTGAAAGAATATTCTATCGTAAACATAATTCGCGCAGTGAGCGGAGATGATACGATTTCGATATCGGGTATAGATTTATATCATATCGGTTTTCAGATTCAATACACGCCTATTTATTCCACGCGAATAAAAACAATAAAGCCAACAATAACAAGCGCGAAAACACCGCGCACCATAGCATACAATCAAGGAGAAAACCTTATTGAAACAAGATACTACGGAGAAAATTTAAAGGGCGTTATAGCGCGTTTAGGCAATATCGAAAAAACGTACACGTATCATTTAGCGTTCTTATCTGATATTCCGAAAGTCGGTACATTATTCGATGATAATTATTATATTTCATCAGTATATACTGAGATATTGCAAAGCGTGATAAAATGCACGGTAGGATTATCGAAAGACTTTAACAGACTTTCTCAATACGTCGGAATTTCATCAAATAAGCGTATGTGGGAAGTATCGGAAAAGCAAAGTCAGCAAAGACAATCGCTGTATACCGAATATTTAAAAGTCAGTATGAAAGATACAGAAGAAAGCGATTCTGGAACGGCTTTTTTGCCTACCGCAATTTTTACAATAGGACAGACATTTAAAAACAATACAGTGTGTTTTGCGAGAGCAAAAACAAAAGACAAAAGCAAAAAACAAATTGCAGATATTACGCTTCCCGTTTGCGCTTCCGCTTTCGGTAATTCGCTTGTATTTACTTTTGAATTTTCGGATAATTACAGTGCTGGGCAACAGACAAAGGAATATTCGACAACGGGAACTATAAGCGTATGGGGGGAATATGTTCCCTATTGCGATTATTTCGGAAGATTCTATTATATCGATATAGATTTAGCAGTTTCTGTTAATTCAAATTGGCACGGTTCTACTGTACCGAAAACGCCGAATGGATTGTCCTATTATCCGTATATTTCTATAAAAGATATGCTATATAGAAAAGACAATCGAGAAATACCGCAAATTTCCTATGAATTGTCTGCATATAGCGATGATGAGGAGATAATCGTAGGCTCTGCAATAATGAATAATTGTCCGCTTGTAAATAACGATCCGTTAAAATTAGTCGCATACGGATTCCCAGAAAGGCTTAATAAAATAAGCAGCGAAATAGATATAACAAGAGGGATTAAAATAGGAACGTATATAACGCCTATATTTAATCAGCAAAACACACTTATAACATTTACTCTGCCTTTGTCGCAGGAAGTCGAAGATTGCAAATCGTTTGCTATTTTAACAGAACCTTCCGAAACAGTAATAAATGTTTCTGATGATGACGGAAATGAAACAACGCAGACAATAAAATCGGGCGGATTGCTTTACATTGGCATAAATAAAGAGTATAATAGAATAAAAGACAACAATACTATTTATTTGAGCATTAGAAAAGAAATTTAAAGGAGTAAAGATATGATATTCTTTTTCAAATCGGACGGCACATTGATAAAAAGCGCGCCCGAAACAGTTTATCAAGGAAGTGCAGAAGCGGGAAAAGTATACGTAGTCGCACCATTAAACGCGAATATGCTTGTAGACGTATATTATGAATTACCGAACGGCGAGCGGTGGGGCGCGTATTTGCTTGAAAATAACGGTACTGTTATAAACAACGAAGAATTGCCCGACGGTTGGGCGTTATGGAGTACCACGCTTGAAAGCGCAATCACGCAGTATGCGGGCACGCTTAAAGCGCAGTTCGGCTTTTATCAATCGGGAACGGCTGATAAAGTGCCGCTTATTACTTCGCAAGGCGTTACTATAACGATTGCAAAAGGGGTTATAAGAGACGTATTCCCAGATTCGCCTATGCCATCAGTATATGAATACCTTACAAGTACTATTTCTACGATTAAACAGAGTTTTGATAACTTGCCGAACGAGTATTTGAAAAACACGAACGAAGATAAAATCGCCTTAAAAAATAACACAGCGATTGAATATTCCGAAAATGCTACGGCTGGAACGATTGCGAAGCGTGATAGAGACGGGAAAATCAACGTAGCAGACGGCACGGAAGATTTAAACGCCGTAAACGTGGGGCAATTTAATGCAGCATTGGCGAGTAAGGTTGATGCTTCTTCTGTATCTTCTGCTGCTGTTAAAGACACTATCGCGCAAAGGACAGCTACGGGGCAATTAAAAGCATCTGACGGCGTAGAAGATGATGATTTATCTACGGTAAAGCAGCTTAATGCAGTGAAGCAAGGAAATTATTCAGATATAACGAATATCGACTTAAACACGGGCGATACCACGGTTGAATACGATACGGAATTAGGTATTACAGTAAATGCAAAAGGTACTGTAACGCACGAAAACGGCGCGGCGGAACAACCGACAACAAAATTTAAATTGCCTATTATAGCGGGGGAAGGTGTATCGATCGACAAGAAAGAAAATGAAGAAAAAGTTGAAATCAAAGTTGAGCAAGGCGCGCTCGAAAAGATATACGGCGTTGAAGGTGTAGGCGCAGAAAACCCTTCTTCATTGACAAGAACAGATGATGCAGTAGGTTTGAATTATACAGTCGGTACTTCTGAAATTACAAGCGATTTTGATAATTGCTATCCTTGGAGCGATATAAAAGAAGTAACGGATAGTTATGGCAATGTATTTGTCCGTATACCAAAGTTTTATTGCAAAGTAACTAAGAACGCAGACGGAACGTATAAATATCAAATATCGGGTAAAAAATACAAAGGTTTTTCGACTCTATTTGTAGACGGGAAAGGAAACGAGATTGATTATATACTTATAGGTAAATACGAAGCAAGCGGAGATAGCACAAGAGTGTATTCAAAATCAGAAAAACCTGTGTTTGTAAACAGGACGCGCGCTCAATTCAGAACAGCTTGTAAAGCAAATGGCGCAGGATATCAACAATACGACTTTTTAATAGATACTATTATTAAAGAGTTGTGGCTCGTTGAAATGAAAACAACCAACTCGCAGTCAGTTATGATGGGCTATACTAATCACGCTAATTCGGCTGCATTGCAAACAGGTGCGACGGATACGGTTTTAACGCCGTCAGGGTCCCCTGAAAGTAACACGGACGGCAAGCACGCCTGCAAGTATAGAGGGATTGAAAACCCGTTCGGTAATGTCTGGAAATGGTGCGACGGTATCAATTTTGATACTGAAAAAATTTATGTTTGCGAAGATCCAGAATATTATGCCGACGATAAATACGACGCGCCTTATACCTATATGGGCGACCGAGTTATCAAAGACGGTTATATAAAAACCGTTACGCCGTTTGCTAAAAACCATCTCTTAGGTTACGCAACCGCGATAGGCGCGGGCGGTACGACGCATTATAGCGACTATTATTACGTCAGCAACAAGGGCACCGTGTTGTGCTGCGGCGGGGTCTGGAATGACGGCGCGGGCGATGGGCTCTGGTCTTTGCTCGGGCGCCGCACCGCGTCGAACGCGTACTCGGACATCGGCGGGCGTCTTTGTTATAAACCTCTTTCTTCTACAAAAGGAGGTATATCCGTAACGCCGTCAAGAGCTACTGCAACATCGACAAATGGTACGTTTACTTCTGACGAATTGGCAACTCTTCAAGCAAGTGATAACAATTATATTTTATTCAACAATGAGATTTATAGACTTGCTGATAAAGGACACGCAGGAACGGAAGGCATTTGGAGCTACACTCATACAGGATGGGACGGTACTGCGATTATGGATAAGTCCATAAATGTAACCGTTTCAACAGGTGCGTGGACAATGGTCGTTGGAAATAGTGGAAAGCAGTATATGCATTATATTAAAGGTACTTGTGAAAACGCTGCTGGCGTTGTTATTGGATTCTCTTTGCCATCTTATAAATCAACTGGATATACAGCAACTGAAATACAAACCTTTATTGGAGATGCGCAAATTCCCGTAACTATCACAAAAGATGGTTATATTAGAGGAACAGCTGCATTAGCTGTTGTTAATGGCACTACAGAGTATACCTTATATGGTTTTAGTATAGATCCGATGTCCAGCTCAGTAATAAACCCCGTTTTTTCTACTTCAACCCCTATAAATTTTATAGACACTGTAATTCAACTTTAAAGGAGAAATAGAATGGAAAGATTTTATTACAAAGATAAAAAAGGGAACTTGTTTAATTTCAAAACACCTGGCTTTATTAAGTATAAAGAAATAGAAGAGAAGTTTTATTATAACGATGAAAAAGGAAATCCTGTTCTTGATGAAAACGGAGAACAGAGATACGATACTGAAAAGAAAATCGTTGCAGACGGATTGCTTGACGGATATACGCAAATAACAAAAGAAGAGTTTGAAGAGCTGACAAAACTGAAAGTATACGTACCTACGGCAGAACAAAAAGCATTGCAGGAAAAAGAAAAAAAGATTGCTGGGTATAAGAAGTATTTACAAGATACGGACTATATTGTGCTTAAAATGGGTGAGTGCCTTGCGGACGGGAACACAGAAGCGGTAACGGCGATTAAAACGGAATACGCCGAACAGCTTGCAAAACGAAAAGAAGCAAGGGATAAAATCAACGAGCTTGAAAAATAAAAGGCGGTGAAAAAATGGAAAGGTTAATAGAGCTTACGAAAACAAACGGGTATTTTTGGGATAAAAATCCGATTGTGTTCGGGAAATACGATAAAGTCATTTTAAAGTTTAAAAGCGTTTACGACATTTCGGAATCTGTTATAACGTTAGGCAACGGCGCGGAGAGAGTGCAAAAAACTCTCTCTCAACCGTTCGAAATTCCTGAAAAAGTATTGTTTTCGGGTTGGCTTTCCGTTAGAATTGATATGTACTTAAACGGCGATAAAGCTAAATCGTGGAATTTACTTCCTATAAAGCTTATCGAAGCAGACGGAGAAGTACACGGCGAAGAGGAAGTAAAATCTTTCAACGAGCGATTAGACGGCGTAGAAGCGATTGTAGCCGATACAGAATCAAACAAACTAAACAAAAGCGATTTTTCGGCGTTCGTAGAAAAATACGAAAAAGCGTATAAAGACCTTGCAGAAAAGCATAACAAGCTTGCCGAAATCGTTGGTGCATTAAAGGAAAATAATGCGTTATAAGCGTGTCATTTTCTGATTAAAGAAGTAAATTTGCAATATTTTTGCAAAAATAATAGATAAAACAAGGAGAATAAGGAAATGGATTTTAATTCTATTTATCAAGCAGTCGCGCCGTATTTAGGTACGGGCGTGATAGGAACGGCTTTAGTCGGTTTAATCGGCATTTTTTGCAAAGGTATAAAAGCCTTTAAAGAAATGAAAAGCACGTTTAAAGACACGAACGCAGAAGCGATTGACCGATTCAGAAAGGCGTTGCCGAGCGAACTTACGGTATCGCTTGAAACAATCACGAAACAAGAGTTTTCGAAGATTAGAGCCGAAATCGCGGCGGACATTAAAGAGCAGTTTATAGAGCCTATTAAAGCGAATACGGAGCTTTGCCGCGCAATGGCGGAAGCGTTGGCGGTATCTAAACTCACGCCCGACGCGTACAAAGAAAAAATTAAAGAAATGCTTGACTTGCCCGAAGTGGAAACGACAAACAGCCTTAAAGTCGAATTAAACACGGAAGAAAAGGGAACGAACGGAGAAGCCGCGGGCGCGAAATCAGAGAATAAAATTTTGGTGGATTGACGATGAAAAGAACAGGAAAAACGTGGTTATTTTTTGTTTTGCAGATTGTCTTTATGCTTGTCATACCGTGCGTTTTTATATGGGTACAGTATGGCAGCGTAGAGCAAGGCACAACGGCATATAAATTAGAAGTAACCGCTATTTTGCTTATGTTATTAGTCTTTGTCGTATTCAAAAAGATTTTCATTTCTAAATGGCTGAAAACGATAGACGGAAAGATTATAAACATAGAAACGAACGCATTGACGATAACGGACGAAACGGCAATACAATCGAATAAAAAGGCGTGGAGAACGTATAGCATTATTCAACTATTTTCAAGCGCTGTTATACCGCTGTTATGCTTTATCCTTGCTATAATTACGATTAAAGCCGTAGAAAAGGATTTAATACGGTTATACGGCTGTTTAATGTTTTGTCTTATATCTATTTGCGTTGGGATTGTATTCAGGATAGCGGAAATTTACTCAATGAAACTTACTCACGAGAAAGACGAATAAAAATAGGGGTGTGTGAGAATGAACAATATATTAAAATCAGCGACAAATATTATATTTGCGCTTTTATCGCTTGTATGCTTAATTATCGTATCGCTTGGAATCGGGCTTGATTTTTCGCAATTAAAATCGCCCGCATTTTGGCTTGAAGTTTTCATCAAGTGGGTGCTTACGATGATTATGTTTAATATCGTAGCGGAATACGATAGCGCACAGCGAACGCACGACAAAACAGGGCGGTTTTATTTGGCTTTTGCAACGCTTAAAATCCGTATTAAAATAATCCACCGCAGGAAGCTTTACGATAAATTAGATTCGGCATTAAACAGCAAAAACAACGAGATTTTAAAAGAGTTATGGACGGAGCGTATTCATCGCCGTGCTTGCACGCATTTATGCTATGATGATATTTATAACTCAACTGACACGCCAAAAGAGCTTGCCGAAAAAGTGCGATTGACGAAGAAACGGAAAATAAAACGGCTTGCGAAGTTATGCGAACAAATCCGCAGCGGCGCTACATACAAATATTTTTATTTATTCCCGTTTAAACCTATCAAAGAAGAGTATTTCCTGAAAGACAACGAACTTTCTAAAATATCTATCAATAAATTCAGTTATTCCCACGGAAAAGAAACTTTACGCCGGAACTCAACGAAAACAATTACTTTCTTTCTGACTTCCTTAATCACGGCGGTTATAACTTATTCATTTTATGCGCCGAACTTTTGGAGCGAGCTTGCTGCAAACCTTTTGACAGTAGCAATGGCAATGGGCGCAGGGTTTACCACTTCCGCTCGGGATATGCGCAAAAGAACACAAGTATACGAAAACAGAAACGACTTTTTAGAGCGTTACTTGAATATAACTGACGTATGGAGCGAGAATTATACTTTTCCGCAAGAAGTGCCGCTTGAGCTGAAACAAGCTACTTTTAATAAGCTAATAAGTGGCGAAGAGAGTTTATCAAAGCAAAATGAACTTAACGAGGCGCAGAGTAGCTCACAAGGGAACACAGTAACGTTTTCCGACTTTTCCGAACATAAGGAGATTTTACGATGATTTTAGGTATGCTTATTTGTTTCTTAATGCTTTTTGAAGAGCGCGACTAACTACACTCACACACCCCTACAAAAGCCGCTTTACTTTCCTTTTTCGGGAATGCAAGCGGCTTTTCTTTTTGTCTATTTTTTATACATTTATACAACTTTTTTGTGCATTTTATCCGTTTTTCTTTATTTTTAAGCGTTTCACGCGCGTAGTCCGCAAAACGCTTCACTCCGAGATTTTCGGAGGCGTAGTGCGTGCAATTTATGACGGAAAGTCCGCCGTCGATTGCTTTTAATACGCCCCGTTCCGTTTTGAACCGGGTGCCAAGGTTTATCGAAAAGATAGAACTAAATGCCTTTAAAGCTTATCTCCCGCAGAAGTTTCCGCGTTCGCCGCCTTTTCTCTTCGCATTCCGTTTTTTCAACGGACTTTCGTCAGCGTATGCTCAATCCAACGCCTAAAACCGAAAGCAAGCCACAAATGAGCCGTGCCCCCCACCGCTTTTTATAGTGTTATTTGGTGTCCACAATCACTTGA